CTTTTGTTATTAAATTAGATTCCATTTCATTATTAGTTATTATATCTTTTAATGTGATATTTTTTGAAGTATTCATCATAATTTCATTTAAATGATATAATCCATTATATAAGTTCATATTTAGAATCGAGTTAATATGTTGTAAGGGGATTAATAAGAAACCTATTATATTAATATATCTCTTATCAACAATAGTATTTTTATCAGAATTATATATCATATTTAAATCATTACGAATCTTTAATAAATCAACAAAATATTTACCATTTAGACCATTACACGGATTATTTTCATTTAAACAGTTTCTTAATACATGACCACTATAACTAATATCACTACATCCTTTTTTATTAGGATCATTTAAATATGATTCAAATTCATCACTTAATAAATTATTCATATAAACATTATATTCTTTAGAACTGTAATCATCTGTATCGTTTAAAATATTATATTTTCTAATTAATTCTTCCTCAATAGTATTTAATACAATATCTTCTGTTTCTGGGAATTCTGAATTGAATAATTTCTTTTTCATCCCTACTATTGGTACAATAAATGATGGAAAATTAAGTTCGTTATTTTTAATAAAATTCTTAATAAATTGTAATGTATCAGTATTATCTATATCATGAATTTTTTTATTTTCCTCAATTAAATCTATAAACGAATAAGACATTTCTGTAATTTTTTTAATTAATAATTCATTATCATATATATCATATAAATTAATGATATTCGATATAAAATCTTCTTTTATTTCACTAATAGTATAAATTTTTTCTTTTTTAGATTTAACATCTACTAATAAATCTATTTTTTCTTCTTTAAAAATATTATCACCATCCAATACTGAAAATTCTGTTTCAACAATCATATCCATATCTATAATAGTGTATTCAGTATGTGTTAATTGAATTAATCCTTCAGAATAATATATGATTTTATCATTATTAATAACAATATAACTATCAGTTATTTCAGTTACTTTACCTAAATAATCTGTATAATGATTTTTATCTAAAAATATGATTAAAAATAAATCACCAATATTTATATCATTAAACTCAATTGTTTTATGAGGTTCAGCTCCTAAAATAGGTTCTCCCATATCCATATCCATATCCATATCCATATCCATATCCATATCCATATCTAAACCATCACTGTCATCTAATATAGGTATATTTTCACCTTCATCCTCTACTTCATCATCCTGTATTGATTCTTTATCATCTTTATCATCTTTATCATCTTTATCATCTTTTTCTACTTCTACTTCTTCTTTCTCTACTTCTTCTATATCACTATATCTGGGTGAATCAGGTGAATAAGGTTCAATACTTTTTTTCATAAGTTCTTTCTTTCTTTGTTTAAATGATTCATCACTTTCATCATCCGCATCACTTGAGTGCATTTTACTCATATCTAATATTTCTTCTTTATCTTCTTCTAATAGTTCTTTATCTAATATTTCTTCTTTATCTAATGTTTCATCTTTATTCATTTCTTGCGAATCAGGTGAATCATTAAAATCGCTCATATTAATATACTTTATATTTTAATTACTTAAAATTAAAACCATAATTATATTATAACTGTTACGTAATGGACATCCAAACTTTTGTAAATGAAAATGAAGATTATCTTGTTAAATTTAAAGAATACGGTTTACAAATCAATAAATATAATGTTATAGGATTAACTTTAATTAAATATAGAAACAATACTGAAATTAATAATTTCACTAATCTATTCAAATCTGTTATTATTGATCAAAAAACGAATAAAATTATTTGTATTTCACCAATGAAATCTCTTAAAGGTAACCATGAAGTGTTATTAAGTAAAGAAACAGAAATCAGTCGTTTATACGACGGAACAATGATCAACGTATTTTATCATAATGGAGAATGGATCCTATCGACGCGTTCATATATCGGTGCAAAGAATTATTGGAACAAAAACTCTAAAAAATCTTTCAAAGATATGTTTAATGAATGTTTTAATACTTACGATGAATTAAATACAAAACATTCATATTCATTTGTTCTTCAACATAAAGACAATAGTAATATCACACCGGTTAAAGATAATAGAGTTATTCTTGTAGAAGAATATTCATATGAAAATGACTTACCAGAAAAGATTGATACAACAAGGTACTCACGGACATATATGATTAGTAAAACTTATAAAAACTATCATGAATTAACAGCAGCGCGAGTGGTTGGAGAAGAAGATATTAATAAATATGATAAAGGATATAATGTTGTTGAAGACGGAATCAGATCTGTCTATATTACAGAGGATTATAAATATTTGTTTAATCTCAAACCAAATCAAAATAATAAACTATTCATATTCTTAACACTTTATAAGCAACGTAATGTAGAAGAATATCTTAAAGTATATACCACTGATAAAAAACTATTTGAGAAATATAAAAATAGATATGAGATTATGAGAAATGAATTATATAGTAATTATTGTGAACATTTTATTAAGAAATCAATTGTTACAAAAGATGTCCCGTATCAACTGAAACCAATTATTTATGAACTACATTCAATCTATCAAAGCTTTAATCAAAAAATAAATATGAAAGTGATTAATGATTATTTATACAATATGAATGTTAAAAGATTGACATTTATTCTTAATTTTTATTCTTAATTTTTATTAGATACTATATTATAATGATTAAATTATTAATATTAATGTTAATATGTTTGTTAATTTTAGGATTTTTGTTTGCTCCAGCGACTTGTAATGGTGTAACATATTATAGAGGTTTTCGTGGATGTAGTAGTGTAATGTAGTTAAAGAACATAATTTATTAAATACTCCCAGTAGCCCCTATAATAGTATTGAATATGCCAGTTAATTCATCACAACATTCGCTAAATACTTGGATAATAGAAGCAGTCCTTGTTTTCTCATCAGTGTCTACATCTCCTAAGTGATGTTTAGGGTTAAAAGATACTGTAAACAAATATGTGTCTTCTAATGGATGAGTTCTTTTATAACCAATTAGGTTTAATACTGATTCATTATTAATCATTTTATTAGAAATATGTGCTTGAATAATTGATCCTAATGTATCATCGAAACCGTGCCAAATAGTATTGATTTTGATAACACTTCTCATTTGAACAGAAATATTTACAACATTTTTCTTTTTCTCATCATTACTATATTTAAAATTAATAAGTGATTTTTGATCTTCATCAAGAACAGTTGCTAGTTCTTCCTTAAATACTTCTAGTGAATCAATTATGATTTCATTAGCTCTTAAGAATAAATCTTTGGCGTTTAGGTAATGTTGTGCTTCTAAATCAAAATTATACCAATACGATTCAGTTGTAATATCCCTATGATAATATCTTTGTCCTTCTTTAAGGAATAAATCTTTTTTAAAATCTTCAAAATCTTCTTCTGATATTTCATTTTGAATACTTTTCGCTTTGAGAATTTCTCCAAATAATTCTTTATCGATTTTATAAGAATATGATGCACAACTAACTCCTTGCCATCTAGCATCTTCTTTAGAAATAGATACTGATGGAGAACCATATAATAATAGTTCTTGAACATTATCATCTGAATTAGTTGATTTGAGTTCATGTAGCAGACAATAATGATCATATTTACCATCATATGAATAAGGTCTAAAAATTTCTTTTTTAAGTTTATCGGATATTGTTTTACTCATATCATAATTGTTTTTATCAATAGATGTGATCATACCATTAATATAGTCAGAACTTTTTGATATTGTTTCTTTAATCTCATATATTTTAAAATCTTCTGCTGTGATTAAAGTTATTGGTTTAGAATTATCATGTTTGACATTTAATACAAATAGATATTTTAGTGGATTATCCTTAACAAGGTTTGGATCTAAATATAGAGGAATTAATCCGATACGATCAAGGATAAATTCATTATGTAGTGATGTTTCATTTTTTTCAATGATAATATCAGAATTTTCATAAGTTGTTCTAAAAGCGTAAGTATCAATAGAGGATAATAATGTTCTACGGATAGCGTTAATAATTGTTCTATTTAAACCATATTCTTCATTACCTTTGATTTCAAATAATAAATGATTTTTGTTGCTTTTGTCAGTGTTAACATCAATCTCACAAGTAAAGGCCGACATATATTATTATATTATATTTATATTTTTAAATAATCAAATTTATGTTTATTATTAAAAATTATAATATTATGAAAATAAATGGATATATATATCAGTAAAAATTGTCCCCATTGTAAACAACTATTAATATTATTTAGTGAAAATAAATATCTCATACCTTATTTCAATATAATGGATATAGAAACAAATCCTTATCCACAATCAATTACATCAGTACCAACATTAATTAAAGATGACATATTATATTCGGGTGATAAATTAAATGAAGTTATAAATGATGTTAATCAATATCATATGAGTAAATCAGGAAAGGGTAAAGGACAAGGACACCAATCTGATCAAGGTATGGATCAAGGTAAAGGTAAAGGACAAGGTAAGGGTCAAGATCAAGGTAAGGGTCAAGGTAAGGGATCAGGTAAAGGACCAGGTAAAGGACGGGATAGTAAAAGTGAACCAGTAGGAGATATTGTGGGAATATGTGGTTCTGAAGCATGTATTTATGAAAGTTTAGATGACAGTGATAATAATTTAAATGGTGATTATTGTTTTTTAGATGATGGATATAGTGAAGAGAAACCTACAGGTAAACCAGATAATATGGGGAAAACAGATAAATTTGATAATGGTGCATATGAAGAAATGATGAAAAACAGAGGATCTATGTAATGCGGAAAAACCAAAAATAATATTTATAATATATATAAATGGATGTCAATGAAAAAACATTAAAGATTTTTAAAGCTTTTATTAATGATTTGATAACAGTATTTCCAGAACACCTAGAATTATTAGAGAATACTTATAAAAGTATTTTTGATTTAGATAAATTAATAATAGATGAAAATGAAATTATAAAAGAATTCTTACAATTAATCGATGATAATAGTGATGATATTACAAATAAAAATGATAATATATTTACAGATGATTTATATTTTATTAAAGAAATATCTATGAAGAGTATTTGGGATTCAGATATTAGTGATAAAACAAGAACAAGTATATGGAATTATTTACAATCATTTTGTTTATTAAATATTACAATTAATTCTAATGATAAAATTAATGAAGTATTAAAATCTATAGAATCAAATGAAAAAGTCAAAGATAAAAAAACATTAAAAGAGATGAAAAAGGTCCAGAAAATAAATGAAAATATAAAGAACGATGAAGATAAATCAGAAACCGAAACACTACCAATGAACGGTTTATTAGAAAATACGACTATAGGTAATTTAGCAAAAGAAATAACTAAAGATTTAAATATAGACGGTATGGGTGAAGAAGATATGGGTGATTTTTTCAAACCTGAAAATATGATGAATATTTTTCAGAAAATAAATAGCACAATAACCGAAAAAATAGAAAATAAAGAATTGGACGGAAATGAGTTATTAGGAGAAGCGACTAATTTAATGAATGGAGAAGATATGATGAGTAATATGATGGGTATGTTATCAGGTATGAGTGGACAAGGTGGACCAGGTGCTGTAGGTGGACCCGATCTAAGTAGTATGATGAGTATGTTATCAGGTACCTCTGGATTCGATGGAGATACCCCTGATCTAAGTAGTATGATGGGTATGTTATCCGGTATGGGTGGAGCAGGTCAAAGTTCAAGAGATAATGGTCCAAGTCAAAATTCAAGAGATAATCATAATCCTGATGTTATAAAAGAAAGATTGAGAAAAAAACTCGATTCTAAAAAATAATTTTTTTTTAATAGTTATAATATATATGACTAATTTTTGGTTAAATGATTTAACTGTATTATTTAATAGGAATAATTTGTTAGAAATAATTCCTTATAATAAACAAAATTTAAATAAGAAACTTAATTCAATATTTAGGCTATCTATAATATTTTCAGTGATTATGTTTTTTTTAAAAAAAGATTATCGGTATTTATTTATTATAATAATTACAGGTATATTAACAATAATTATTAATAATAATAATAAGGTATTAAATGTTGAGACCAATACAGTTATTGGAAATAATGATAGTAATACTACAGATGATGAATTGAAAGGTTGTAAACTACCTACAGCTTCAAATCCCTTTATGAATCCAACATTCATGGATTTTGAAGATGGTAATTTATCAAAAGCTTGTAATTCATATGATAATAGTGTAGTACGTAATATGCAAGAGGAATATTTCAATAATGATTTATATAGAGATCCATTTGATATTTTTAATAAAAATAATTCACAAAGGGAATTTTATACAATGCCAGTAAATTCAATAATAAATGATACAATTAAATTTGCTGAATGGTGTTATAAAAGTCCTCCAACTTGTAAGGATGGTAATGGTATACAATGTTCTTCAGATATTATGAGCTCAACCTTAGGAACGAGGGGTGGACCTGGAACTCCTAATACAATTCCATCCTAATTAGTTGATTAAAAAAAAATATATTACAATATATATATGAATATATTTGAAATCAATGGATATGGAGCAAGTATCAAATCAAATGATGAATTTAAAAGTGTTAAATGTTTAGACTCGAATATAGATAAATCTAAATTTCAATTATTTGGCCAAAATAACTTGATGTATGACAAAGGTACAACATTAATAGATGCTCAACAAAATCTTGGTCCAGGCAGATATGAATTAGATAATATGCATGGATGTAATTGTGAATTACCTGAAGCAAGAGATTTACAGTTATCACAAATAGGTATTAATTTTAATGCCGGTTCTGGATCAATCGGAGAAAAAGGTTGTTTAGTAAATATTAATACTGAATTAAGAGATGAAATATTAACAAATAAAAATTATATTCATCAATTGCCTCAAAAATATAATGCTGGTTTTTTTGGTAGAGGCAAATATGATCCTAATGTAGAATCAGTTATTCAGGGTGGTAATTTAACTAGTTTTGGTGGTAAAGCATGTGATGTTTTAGCAGGTGTAACTATAGATAATTACTTTACTCCAATGATACCTAGATTAGCAAAAGAAGTTCAAAACCCTATTCATTTAATACCAGAAGATAATAGTGAAGGGTGGGTCAGAGGCGGAATCCCATCAAGAGATGTATATAAATTAATGGATTATAATGATAGATGTAATAAATTTTAATTATAAAAAATATTTATAAAATATATATATATATATATATATATGAATAATTTGTATACTGAAAATGAATCATATCAACTTGAAAATATGAATAGAGAATCTATGGGTCCTGGATTATATATGTTAGACATATCAAAGAAATTAAATCAAGTAGTATACCCATGGGCTCCTACAGTCAGACTTCAAAAAATGGGTGCTTCGATCAATATGAATATGTCATTGATTGATACTGAATCCGACTTATATAATATTATTAATGTCAATAGTAATAACCCTAATAAAAAATATATACCGGATCCTGATAAGAAAATTGATTACCTTGATTTAAAAGACGGGTTTTTCCAAACTGAAAATAGTTTGTTAACCAATCCGCCTTCTGAACTTAGAGGTATTGCTAAAAATAGATTTTATAATTTATTTAAAGATCCTCAAAAAACAGCGATCGAACCTTTTAATCGTATAGGCGACGATACATACTTAACAATTTTAGATGACTATAAAGCTTGTCCGTTTAATGAATCAATGTATAATAATTTTTAGATAACTTTTTTTCTTATTATTTTTTTCAACTATTAAATTAATTAATTTAATAAATTATTATATATATATTAGTATATTATGGAAGCAGCCGTATTGTTAGGAATATTAGGTGTTGGTTATTTATTAAATAATGATAAAAATACAGGTGATAATGAAATAAATGATATGATTGATATTAACCGACCATCAGATTCTATTAATATACACAATTTTAAAGATTCTGATAAAGAATATAAAGAAAAAATTTTTGAAAATTATGAAAAATCTAAAATTCCTGGATCAAATATAGTGAATTATCAAAATATTCAACAATATATTGATAAACCAGTTAATGATGATAGTGATAGTAACTATATGTATAGTAGTTCTACGGGTAGAAAGATGTTAAAAGATGATTTTTTAGTTAATGATCAAGGTATTAAAACAGAACCATTTTTTAGTAAAGCGCCGCCAAATATTAATTTATATGATAGTAGACAACTTAATAGACATCAAGGAGGGTCGGAATTTAAAACTAAGAAAACAGAACAAGCTAATTTCTTCAAACCATTTAAACAAGGTAATGTATTCGGTGAACAATTTGACGCAGATACATTAAAAGATCATTATGTCGCCAGTAAAATTAATAACAATGTAAGACCATTTGAACAAACACAAGTCCAACCTATGGATACAAATAATCCAATTATAGGTGATATTAATAGACAATATTATGAAAAAAGTAAAACTGAAAACATAAGAACCTTAAGTAATCAAAAAGAATCATATGAGGGTAGAATATTACCTGGTTCAAAACATGGTAAGACTGGTAAAATTGGTCAAGTGTTTGAACATAAACAACAGAATGATTATTTTAATAGTGCTGATAAATGGTTAACAACTACAGGTGCTTATACAGCTAAAATGGAACGTCCTGAAGAAATACTACCAGTTACTAATAGACAATGCTTTAATAAACAAGAATTTGGACCTGCTACAGGTGTTGATAGTGAAGCCCCATCTAACAGACCTCTATTCGCTTTATCAAATAAACAAACTTTCGCGGCTGATACAGTTAGAAATGCTGGGACAGCGGTTGGACAAATGAATAATGATTCAGTTAAAGATTCAATGATGATATATCCTAATGAAAGAGATGTCACTACTTTAAGAACATATGATAGTAATCTTAAATCAGACTATGATAAATCAACTCTAGGTATTCAGGATAAAATCAAAAATACTATTAAACAAACAACTATAAATTCGGCAAATAACGGATATTTGACTGGTACAGATTTACCTACAGAAAGACAATATGATGATGTTAAAAATACTAAGAAACAATTCACCACTTATGACGAAAACTACGTAGGTGTTGGTGGGACTTCTGTTTCTCAACCAATCAATGAAGATAACTATAAAAATATGGAAACTAACGCTACAAAAGAAATCATCGCACAAGGCAGATATCCGGGACCAGAAGGAAGTAAATATTATAATAGTAAAGAAACATATAATATTGAAATTAAAAAGAATGAACAAGATTATTTTAATCATAGACAAACACATTATGATAGAAGTAATCCGGAATATTTAGCTAAAAATACATGTAACTTTACACAGTTCAAAAATAAATTAAATGATACATCTATTGGTTCTTTGGATGGTGGGAGATTAGATCCTAATTTACTAACACCATTCAAAGATAACCCATATACTCAATCATTGGCTTCATTTGTGTATTAATAAAATATATATATATATTATATGCCTTATTATTTTTTAGTCGAAGGACAAGAATCAGATAATGACATAAAAAAATGTAATGGCACTCTCAGTGCGTCATACACTGATAATCCAGGTGAAAATTGTCAAGTAGTATATGATAAAAAAAAAAGCGATGATAAAAATGCTGATGAATGGTGTGAAAGTATGATGGGGTGTTCACTTGATCCAGTTCAAGAAATTAAATTTAGTGATAATGGTTCTGCTACCACTGTTAAAAAAAATCTTAGTGAAATATTAACTAAATTAACACCTTATATGTCTGGTAGTTTTACTGAGACTTCTATGGAATTTTTACAAAAACTCAATGATAAAAACCCTGGATTATTATATAAACAAACTGATAGTCCATATATTATGAAAATAAAAAACTTGTCTTTGCTTGAGTTAGGAAATCCTGTTAATTCAAACGAATTAGATTTTATAGAAAACGTTATTATAAATTTTATAGATTTAACAAATAGTGAAATAGGTTTGTTATTCGCCGATTATTGTGGTGGTGAAGATTTAAATATTGATTTATTATTAACTTTAGCAATATTTTATAATAATAATCTAAATGATTTTTCTAATGTTGAGGATGCTATATTAATTAAAACAACTAATATTTTAAATAGATTATCTAGATATTTACCTGATGTATTTCTAAAAATATTAACAGGTATGAAAATGTGTCCTAATAATTCTACCAAATATATGGTTTTAGAAAATGTTTTCAGAACAATGTTTAAATTTAATAATACTTCTGTTAATTTAGATTTATTTTCAGGATTTAAAAGCGTTATGGATTATCTAAAAAAATTACAAACAATAGAAATGGTAATTGCTATAATAGCTATTGCTTTCGTATTATCCAAGGTATTTGATATGTTTAAAGTAAATGTAGCTATTTAAATTATCTATAAACACATCCTTTTTTTTCATAATATTTCTTTATATGATATTCTTTATCTTTATCTTTACTATAATTATCTATTATATTATAGTTGATTTCAATATTATTTTTTTCAGGTATCATAATAATACCATTTTTTATGAATATTTTTTTTAACATATATATATATGGATAAACAAACCTTATATATTATATTGATTATTGGTATTTTTAATTTTCTCCTTATTAATATTTTCAGATTACAAAAAGATATTATTAATATTAGAAATAAAGTCAATGGTTATATTAAACCAAATAATTATAAAGAAGTTAGTGAAATAAAAGAAAATGATACTGGTATAGGGTTAGATGGTGTTAAAGAAAAAATGAATGAAATTGCAGAATTAGTCCCAATCGACTTTAATAAAATAGCTAAATCTAAAGACAAATTTATACCTAAATATGAACAAATTTAATGTCTATTTCTTATTCTTTTTCACGTAATACATATTTTCAGGTATTTTTTTTTATTGTTTTTCTTCCTCTTTTCTTTTTAAAAGGTTTTCTGACCTTTACCGCGTCGTTTCTACCTCCGCCCCCAAAATCTACCAGTTGATATCCCTGAATCTCGCCGCGGCCGTTATGCAGCGTATCGTCGGGTATGAGCTCCCCGTTTCCGTGTAGAGTAGGAACACCGGCAGCGACGGTAACCCACTCAGGTGCAGAATCGTATGGGGGGCCCAAGCCGGGGTCCCGGACACGAACCGATTTTGTGACATAATCTCCAGCGTTCGGTGGATTTCCAGCGGTTCCGGCCAGGGTACCCGCTTTCGGTTTCAATATTCCGTTTTTTTCACTCAATGGGCAGAAGGGGTTGTTGTTGCCTTCCGCTGTGCGTTCAGTAGCAGGCTGTGTGACGTCGCCGTCATAATTCATGTATTTGGGTGAGTCCCAAATCCTTTTGAAGACCCTCCCCCGACTACTCCCCACCGGGTATAACCATGCAACAATATCATCAGGTATCGTGTGAAACACCTTATGAAGATCTTCTTTATTGAATTTACCATTATTATCTAATTTTAATGCCAAAACGGATGTCGATGTCATATATATATATATATAATAAATAAATTTTACAAAATAATGATTATAAATGTAAGAAATATTAATCCTAAAGATATTTATAACTTATTTGGATAATATGACATAATGTTTATAAAACACTTAAGAAAATGTTACTATAATATATTGTATAATGGATTTATTATCTAAACAAACAATTGATAAAAATAATTTCAATGTATTTATTCGTGATTTATCATCAACTGTAAATACTAATCTTAAACATGTTATTGAAGACACTCTACAAAATGATAAACCTGTTATTCATAAAGGTAAGAAAGGTAAAAAACCCGTTATGAAAAAAGCAGATATTATTAGAGCAGAAGTTAATAAGAAACGCGCTTTAAAAATTATTAAAGATGACTTAGCCACTATTCCTTTTTTATTTGATAATAAGGATATTAATGATCCTTTTAAATCTGTTAAATTATTACAATCTATAGAAGGTATTGAGAAAATGAAATATCTTCTATTGGAAAATTATTGGAATTATGATAAAAAGAAATATATGAATTATATTATTTCACTTTATTATCAATTAAAAGAAACTATTAATATTGACTATAAACCTTTAGTTGATTTAATCGGTAATAAATTACAAAAATATGAATACAAACTTTATATGATGAAAGAATTAGGATATTTATTACCACCTCTTAATTTCTGGGATAATCCTGTTAAGAAATTAGATGATTGGCAAAAAGAAGTAATTAATATTGTGAATAAAAAAGAATCTTGTTTAGTAAAAGCACCAACATCTGCCGGTAAAACATGGATCGCTATGAGCACAGGTATTATTCATAAAAAGATATTATATGTTTGTCCAGCTAAACCAGTCGCATATCAAGTTGGATCACATTTTATCTACATGGGATATAAAGTTCATTACTTAGTTGAAAATCTATCACAAAATTCATTTGACTCCAAAACAAACATATTTGTTGGTACTCCTAAAGAAATAGAAAACAATCTCCATAAAATAGGTAATGATTTTGACTATGCTGTATTTGATGAGATCCATAATCTTAATAAATCAGATGATGGAGATGTATATGAAAATATAATTAAGATATTAGATTGTAATTTTCTAGCACTTTCAGCAACTATCGGTAATATTGATTTTCTTAGAGAAACTTTTAATAAAATCAATCCTTCAAAAAAGGTTCACTATGTAGAATACAATAAAAGGTTTATTAATCATCAGAGATGGATTTATAACGATGGATTAGAATCCGTTCATCCATTATGTTCTACAGATATTGAGGATCTAAATAATGATTTCATCAAGAATTCGCTATCATTTACACCTAATGATTGTGCAACACTATGGGAAATCATTGAAGAAGAATTTTCTGATGAAGAAGAATTAATTGATAGTATGTCCCCAGATGAATATTTTACAGAAAATAAATTACTAACTCTAGATGATTGCTTAGAATACGAACATTTTCTAAAGAATTTTTTAATCGATAATAAAGATAATAATAAGGTATCAGAAGTATTGAATGAATTAAAAGTTAATAGTATTATTAATAATAATAAAGAAAATATCATATCTTTCTTAAAGAATTGTAGCGATAAAGAAATGTTCCCAATGATTATTTTCAATACAGATTCAGAAGTTTGTAAAGAAATATTCTATCATATTTATGAAAATCTAGTAAAAGCAGAAGAACAAGAATATCCTTTTCACTATAAGATTCTTGAAAAGAAACAGGATATTTATGATAAATATTCTGATGATAGAAGTAAATTTATTGATAATATTAAAATATCTAAAACATCTACTGATGCTCAAACAGATAAAAATACTAAAATAGAAAATTATGATAAAAAATCAAAAGAGAAATATATTAATGATGTGTCTAATTATTATATGAGTTGTTTAAACGATATAAATAGAAGTAATGTAGATAAGGATATCAAGAAAATTCAGAAAAATAATCTTAATAAAGAATTCAATACTTTCACAAGTAATCCTGATTTTGGATACCAAGATGTATTTAAAAAACATGAATCGTATTGCTTTACTATGAACGAACCTATGTCCGGTGAAACAATCAAAGGTATCCGTAGAGAAATAATGAAAACACTAGGAGTTAAAATCCCTTACGAACACGCTATTTTTCAAATGTTAAAACGTGGTATTGGATTGTATATTGAAACTATGCCTGATGAATATAAATGGATCCTTCAACGGCTTCTATCTAATAGACAAATTGGTATTGTAATATCTGATAAAACTCTCTGTATGGGTATTGACCTACCAGTAAGAACATGCTGTCTGATGGAGTTCAACGGTCATAATGATTTTACAAATGAAGACTACCTACAAATGAGCGGGCGTGCAGGCAGGAGAGGACAAGATAACAAAGGTAATGTTGTATTCTACGGTGATATTGATTATTTATCACTTATGAAAGGATATCTACCAAATATTATTGGTTGTGATAAAAATATCAATACAAATTATAAAATTCTGAATAAAATTAATTCTACTATTAAAAATGATCATATTGATAAAGTGTTTGAGTATTTCATAAATAATGATAGAAATATTATAGAATGTGAAACAACATTTGATAATCCTAAATTATCATGGTATCTACGGAACTATATTGATTCAAGTGAATTCATAGATGATTTAGATGATATCGAATCATATTTATTTATGAACAAAGTTGATTGTGATATTTATATCCTAAATAAAATGTATGAATTAATAGATTGTTTACCAATAACAAGAGAATATAAATGTAATAAGATAGAGGATAATGTATTATCAACATTGAATATTTTTAATGAAATATTTGAAGTGATTATTAATATTTATAATAATCTGAATAAAGACAAATATCTTTTGATTCGAAAAACACTCAAATTAATATATGATAATATCAGAACAATTATTATTAAATATAACGGATTTTAATAAATCTATATTTTATATGACCGATTACAAACATACTTTTACAACAATTATAGGTATAATGGCTATAATTGTTATTCTATATAGAATTGTTTATATAGGTTACCCAATATTCTTAGAAGGGTATAATACAAATCAATTACATCTTATTTTAAAGGCGATGACCACATTAGTATAAATTAATATATAAATATAAAAAAGGATATATTATAAATGGTTGATTTGGATGGTACCTACCATACCCCAAATATAAATATTAATGAAATACAACCTATTAATTCTGAACCTGATACTCAATATAATAATACAGAGGTGATAACACCCGACGTGATAATGATAGATGTGTTTATGTTATTAACTTGTATGGGTAGTATAAGTATAATAATTTCTAAATGTCTATATTTAAAATATGTTTCATGTTTTAATACAGTTACAGATAATTCCTCCATTAATCCAATAGATAATTTACAAACTTTAATCATAACAAATAATATTATCGATGATGTTTGTTCAATATGTTTAGAGGAATTTAAATACGATGAAGAATTAAAAAAATTAAAATGTGATCATATTTTTCACAAAGATTGTTTAGAACCTTGGCTAAATAATAATAATAAATGTCCGATTTGTAGAGCGATTATTAATTAATTTATAGATAATATATAAATGAAAGATCACAATGCTATATTATTGATATCTGGGATATTATTTAGTCAAGTTTTAGCAAAAAATATTAAAGAAAATTATTAAGCAATCAAGACCTATTAAATCAAAAACATATGGTATGCCTTCAAGCAGATCAACTATAATTAGTTTTATCATATTTTATTTGATTTTTGTAAATAAATTCACAACAACAACTAAATTCATCATAATACTTATAGGTTTAGTATCGTTATCAATGAAATTCATTATTAAAGAACATTCATTAATACAATTATTTAGTGGTATTGTATTAGGATTTATTATTGCGAATATGTTCTATATTATAAATTTAAAAACAATTCAATATATTAAGTAAATGGATGAAGATGAAGCAATACATAATATTATTAAAGTATATTTAGCACAGATGGATAGTGCAGTACATATATCAAAAATACTATGCGAACACTCTGATGATAACGAGCTGACAGGTGATCATATCATATGTGGATTAATCTATAGATTGATGGTTCCTATGACAGATGATCATATGACTGAATCACTCACTAATGCTGATAATATATTGAATGGTTTAGATGAATCTGAATCAGATGAAGAAGAATTAGAAGATAATTCATTAGAAGAAACTACCAATTGTGATAAAAAAAGAAAGTTAAAAATGAATAGATGTTCATGTGAAGTATGTAGTAAATGTAGAGAATGTATTGCTGGTTACGAAGCATATGAAACATATGATCCTATGGTAACTCGATTTAAAGATTCAATTAAAGAAACTTGTGTTAAACATAATATTTTTATTTAGTGTATTTTTCACCAGCAGCATGTCTAAGTGTTTTAGTATTTCTTTTTTTCCAATCATACCCGCTTGTTTTCTCACTCATGATATACATATCACCGCTATTGAGAACAAATTTTATTCTTTCGCCGATAGTTTGAGATTTATAATACCATTGCCAATGGATCGGTCTGCTACCGCCTAAAGAACAAGCGATAACCTTTTTCCGTTCAGAATCACCGTGAAAACCTATACCACATTTCTTTATATCGTAATACAAATTACCCTCGACTTCTAGATTGGTTGCTTTTTCTCCAAATATCTCTAAAGATTTTCTCCATTTGTCAATCAAACCAGCTTTTTCATACGAAATGATAGTCCCTTTCTTATTTTCGTAATCTGGTTCTTGCTTCTCCTGACCGTAACATACATTATACCTAGCAAGTTTATTCAATACTTTGCTTCTTCTTGTATCCCAATATTTTTTATCCCATTCAAAAGATAGCTGCTCTGATAGCATATCTTTTGATAATACCCCTGCTAGTTTTTCGACTCCGTTACGGATAATCAATAGCGAAGCAGGTTCAACTCCATCTTTGTCTTCAAGATAGTCGTCTAACCGGATGTATTCGCTATCTATTCCTTTTTCTTTAAGGATTGTACTGAACTCGAATAATTCTTCTACACTAAAACCACAAGCAGCTAACCCATCACCGTTAATCTGCATACCAGCATGGTTCTCTGATTGTTCTCCGGCTGTGATACAAATCGCAACATTTTCTTCTACAATTGACACTACTTTCTTCTCCTTCTTATCCTTTTCCTTCTCCTTCTTATCCTTTTCCTTCTCCTTCTTATCCTTTTCCTTCTCCTTCTTATCCTTTTCCTTCTCCTTCTTATCCTTTTCCTTCTCCTTCTTAACATCCTTAATTTCTTCAGACCACGGTAGGTGAGACAATAGGGTTTCCATAGTGACTCCGTCTTTCACTAATCCCTTCTCTAAGATCATTTTGAAGATTTGGTCCCGTATGCTTTCGGCAGCACATTTGTTAAACTCCATATTTCGCTTTAATTATGATTAACAAAGATCTCAAATTTATAAAATAAACTTAAAGAAATATATTATCTTTTAATAATAAATGTTTTTAGTGTATTTATTGAAGAATGATAATAAATCATATGTTGGATATACTAATGATTTCTATAGAAGATGGAAGCAACATAATGGTATTTTGAAGGGTGGTGCTAAATACACTACAAGAAATAATAATGGTAATAATGGTTGGGAACCTATATGTATTGTTGATGGATTTCTTTGTAAGAAAGAAGCTATGCGATGTGAATGGAAATTAAAAAGAGCAAGAGGTTATTTGAATAGGATAAAAAATATTGACTATATATTTAATAATAATCAAAAGTTTACAAGTAAAGGATCAAATATTGATACTTTAAATTTAAAAATATATACTAAAAAAGAATATTATGGTTATTTTAATAATTTAGAAATAAATGAATTAGAATGGTTCTAACTTAATTAGAATAAGCTAAACCACCCATACCGCTCATGATACGGAGAACATTGTAGTTGACAGCATATATTTCATAAACAACATTTGATAGCGCGGTACCACCAGTTCTAATAAGTTGAGCAGAATCAATTCTAGAGAAGTTACAGGTGCCAGACGGTTGATGTTCTTCCGGCTTGAGGGCGAAGGAGTATACAGCAATAGAATCATTGAAACTGTTAGAGTCAGATGCATTAGTCCAAGAATCACTTGTAACATTAAGACCACCCGGACCAGTATGGTGTTCCCATACTTGTGCTTGGGTGAAGTAAGTGATAGGGCGTGCCGCGAATCTGTCATGACCATTTAATTTAAGTCCATATGTGACCTCTTGACCAGCACCCGCTATTAGCGATAGGGAGCTACCCTTTGCAACAGACCATACACCAGTCCATATAAGTTCTTTAACTGGATGATTGAAGTTAAGGTCAATGGAGTTACCAGTTGATTGCTGATGTTGTAATTGTTCAATTAAGTATTCATGAGATACTTGGGCGAATCGGCGTCTCTCATCTGTATCGAGGTAGATGTAGTCAGCCCATAGTGTTTGATCCGTGGGGGCGTTTGTTCCAGTAACGAATACATTAGAAATAGTATGTTCTAATATAATTTTAACTTCATGGTATTGAAGAGCAATTAATGGAAGAGCTAGGCCCGGATTTCTACAGAACCAGAACTGAAGAGGAACATATAAATATTGTCCTGAATTAAGAGAGTCACCGGCGGTGTCCGTCGATTGTGATTTCTTGACGCCACCATAACCAGCCATTCTTTGGAAAAGAGTGTTTTGGTAGTCCCGAACCCCTTCTCCGGTCAACACGCCTGACGCATTTTGATTTCTACCAGCGACCGTTCCCATGGGATTTGGTTCAGTTAATTCAGCCCATGTCTCCATCCAAGAACCATAATGTTTATCAATAGTTTGACCACCAATTTCTACAGATATATTAGAAATCCAAGCAGCACCAGGATTAGCTATATTGAATGAAGCGTTATTATTTTTCATATCAACTTGTAAATACATTCTATGGACTAAATCACCATTACGAGAGATGGTAGCGGTACAACGACCATCTTGGCCGGCACTGAAACCATTCCAGGTTTGTTGAATAGCTTCCATAGAGAAGTTAGTGTGTCTACGGTAGACGACTTTGAAGAAAGTGATTTGCGGGTTGCCAGTAAGGTAGATGTCTTGAGCGCCATAAGCTACGAGTTGCATTAATCCTCCTCCCATTGTTTTTATATACTAGCATATAAAAAAATTTCAGATAAATTCAATTATCGATAATTAAAAAATAAATATGGATAACATTAATATCGATAATTAAAATATTCATCTATAAGTTGAGATTAATTACGAATACTATCCATGTAATTCTTATTAAATAATTTAGTAAAATATTGAAAATAAAATATTAACTATAATATAAATGTCTGAAACGAACACTCTTGATTTAACTGAATTATCTAATGAAGAGACTTCTGTTAAAGCTGAAATAAGTGATGTTCCTGTAGAACCAGAAGAAACTGTTGAGGAACCAGTAGAGGAACCAGTATCCGTCGGCGATGTTGAGGAACCAGTATCCGTCGGCGATGTATAGGAACCAGTAGAGGAACCAGTAGAGGAACCAGTAGAGGTAGAAAAAGAAGAACCAGAAGTAGAAGAAGTAGAAAAAGAAGAAACTGTATCTGTTCAAGAAGTAGAAGAAGTAGAAGAAGAACCAGTTCCATCTGTTCAAGAAGTAGTATCAAATGTTAAAGAGATCCTTACATCTGATCCAGTAGAATCATCTACACCTGAACTACCTTTTACAGATAAATTTAATGAATTGACTCGTATAGTCCAAGCATTAAATTTCAGAGATCCATGGAATTCTAGATTATCTGCATTAAAAACATCATCGGATTCGAATACAGATAAATTAAGAGAATTGATAGATGTTCTTAAAGATTGGAAATTTAAACCAGAATACAAGAATAAATTAGTTGTCATTAGAGATGATACTGAATCATCTGTAGAAGATAGATTTTTACAAGTAGTTGAAATTGTTGAAAGAATTGGTTTAAGAGAACCATTTAGATCACAATTAATTGCTTTAAAATAATTTAATATTATTTTATAACATTCATTTTTTAATTTATTAAAAGAAAATTTTAATAGATAGATTTAATTATAATTATTTATTTAGTTACTGTAAGCAATAACAAAGTTATCGAGATTGAGAACTTTAGTTCGAGTATGCGAGACCACCCATGCCACTCATGATACGGAGGACATTGTAGTTGACGGCATAGATATTGGCATTAGGGGTGGTTCCTGTTAATTGAGCAGTGTCAATGCGAGAGAAATTACAGGTACCACTGGGTTGATGTTCTTCAGGTTTGAGGGCAAATGAATATACAGCGATCTTGTCCTCTATACCACCGCCAGGAACCGTCGTTTTAATTAATCCACCTACTCCAGTATGATATTGCCATACTTGAGTTCTTGTGAAATACTTGGAATCACGAGAGGCAAAACGATCATGTCCGTTTAATTTTAATTGAAAGGAACCGGTCAGCTGGGTCAGGTCTTGATCCGCGGCGCGGGCACTAGTCCAAATAAGTTCTTTAACAGGATGATTAAAGTTTAATTTTGTTCCACCGGATGTAAGAGTAGCACTTTCATGTTGAACTTGTTCAATAAGGTATTCATGAGAAACCTGAGCAAATCGTCTACGTTCATCAGTATCAAGGTAAATGTAATCTGCCCATAATTCTAAACCAGTAAGGGCATCAACCACGTTAGTTTCAAGAATAATCTTTACTTCATGATATTGAAGAGCAATTAATGGAAGAGCAAGACCGGGATTTCTACAAAACCAGAATTGTAACGGAACAAAAACTTTACCGGCCGCACCTTCAGCTACACCCCCCATTCCACTCATATTTTGAAAGGTAGTGCCATCTGTGTTGGCGGGGTCGCGGACCGTGCCTGATGGATTAGGTTCAGTCAATTCCGCCCATGTTTCCATCCAGTGTCCATAGTGTTTATCAATAGTTTGTCCACCGATTTCGACTTCAACATAATTTATTAAAGAAGAACCAGGATTTATTTGGCCACCACTCGTTGTCGTGAGAGTCGTGGTTTCCAAATATAATCTGTGAACTAAATCACCATTGCGGGAGATGGTGGCCGTAACACGAGATCCCGCGGGAGATGGAGTCCCATTAAAAGTTTGCTCAATAGCCTCCATGGAGAAGTTAGTGTGTCTTCTATAAACGACTTTGAAGAAAGTGATTTGCGGGTTGCCAGTAAGGTAGATGTCTTGAGCGCCATAAGCTACGAGTTGCATTAATCCTCCTCCCATTGTTTTTATATACTAGCATATAAAAAAATTTTGGCGAAATTCAATTAAATATTAGGATGCGAAATTCAATTAAATATTAGGATGCGAAATTCAATTAAATATTAGGATGCGAAATTCAATTAAATATTAGGATGCGAAATTCAATTAAATATTAGGATGCGAAATTCAATTAAATATTAGGATGCGAAATTCAATTAAATATTAGGATGCGAAATTCAATTAAATATTAGGATGCGAAATTCAATTAAATATTAGGATGCGAAATTCAATTAAATATTAGGATGC